CGTCATCCGCGTAGACCGTCAGCGCCAGCTTGAAATCGTCGCCGGCCCGGATCGAGGCGTTCCATTGCTGGACGCGAACCGGGTTGCGGGTGTGGCGCGAGGTCGCGAGGGTGAGGATGCCCATCAAACCGGCCCAGATTTAGTCAGTTCGGCCCAAGCCTTGCGTGCCCACCAGGCATCCGCAAGCGCGTTGTGCTCAAACGGCTGCTCAGCAAAGATCATCGGGGTTTCGGAGAGATATTGCAGTTGGACCACATCCAAGCAGAACATCGGCCAGCCCTTCGGCAGATTCATCATGGTGCCGTAAAGTTGGCAGAGCACGACCCAATCGTAGTCAGCATAGAACGCCCAGAACTCGGGCTTCTCGCCTGCAAACAGGCGCACCGCATCGGCAATCTTTTTGCGGGTGAATAACAACTTGTCGTCCAAGTGCGGGAGCACGTTGTCCCGAACCCAAGTGGATGCCTTCGAGCGATCCGCCTCACTGTTCTCCATATAGAGACATGCACCATCTTCGCGCACCATGCCGATGGAGAGCAGATCAATCGTCTTGCCATCCTCTATGAATTCGGTATCGAACCAGATGCGTGCCATCAGAAATACACCGCGCGAACCGGCTCACGCTCGGACGGCAAGGACACGATGCGCATCAGATCCATATCCGCTGCGGCGTACCATGTCGGATCGGCCTTCGCGCCGCATTCCGGAGCGAGCAGCGTCGCGGCCATCAGCACATACGGCTCCTCGGCCCATTCTGGCAGATCGTACAACGTCCACCGCGTACGCCCGCGCGCATCGAGCGAGTAATGAACCGCCCGGACCTTCTGTTCGGCCAATGCCTGCCCGGCTGGACCACCCATGGACACACGACGAACGCGGTCTTGATTGAACGCATACATCTTCGGGTCGAATTCCTTGCCAAATTCCGGACCCATCTGCATCGCGGCCATCGACGCCATCGCATCGGCAAGCGAGGCCGGGATCGCGTCCGCCGTCCACGTCACGAGACCGAGGTCGTTCAATTCCGCCTGGACCGCCTGGACCTTGGCCAACGCCCGCGCCTGGGCGCCCGCAATGACCGCCTGGCGCCTGACATCGACTATCGCTGCATCCCATGCGGCCCTTTCGACCTGGCGGCTTTGCGCGTCCTGCTGGTAGCCCATCACCGGGGCGAGCAGCACAGCCGTCATGCGGACATAGGACTCAGCCTGCCCCAACGGAATCGCGGTGATGGGAAAGGACAGCAGCCCGGAATCATTCAGCGTCTCATGCACTTCCTGGACCTTGGCCAGCGCCAACGTTTGCCCGAAGGTGCCAGACAATGCCTGCATGCGGATGCCGGCCTGGGCAGCATTGAACGCGTCCATGGCGGCCGGCTTACCGAACTGCGGCGCCAACAGATTCGCGGCCATGATGATGTAGAATTCAGCGACGTTGGCCGGGATGGAAGACATCGGCCACGTGACATAATCCAGCCCGACCAGGAGATCGTGCACACCTGTCACGCGGGATAGCGCCTCAGCTTGATCGGTTGGCGATGGCACTTCGTCGGAGGCAATGACGCCCAGCTTGAGTAGCGCGGAGGTTGCGATGGTGGGGGAATCGTAGGTCAGGCCGGACGCTATTCCCTCAGTCAGCGGCGCCGGGTCGATGTTAACGGCCCGCAATGCACGGGATGCGATTTCGGCTTGCGTGATGGTCCCGGCCGAGGCCGTGCGGTTGGCCTCGGGAACCGGGATGCCAAGTTCGAGCAGCACGCGCGCGGCAACGTCAGCCGCAGCCACGACGGCACCCTCGGCCGGACGCGAGGCATCGGCCACGATGGCGATGCCGAGCTTCCGGAGCGCGCGGGCGCCGAGTTGGGCGACGGTTGCGGTCACTTAGTCTTCGATCGGGCTGTCGTGTGCGGGCGGTTCGGGATCCGGTTCAGGAACGGGCTCCGGTTCAGCTTCCGGTGCCACACCCATCGCCGCATCGCGCGCCGCAACGTTCTTGTGGATCTCGCCGTGTAGTTCGCCGCGGGCCGCGGCCTGCGCGTCGCCAGTCAGGACGACCTGCGCGCCCTGAGGCTTCGGTGGCGGGGCTTCCGGTGCGGCAAGACCGACTTCCGGTTCAGCAGCGACGGGTTCGTGTTCGTCCATCATGCAGGCTCCTTTTTGCGCAGCGACAGCGTGGTTTTCGGCACGTATTCCTCTTCTGGCGCCCGGTCGGCAAAGAATGTCTCGAAATCGGCGGCGTGCCAGATGGAGAATGTTCCGGATGGCCCGAGCACGATCCAGTCGGTGTGCCGGCAGGGACGCAGTCCGTCGATGGTCATCACTTCGATCGAGCCGTCGTTCAGGTGGCGACGGACGGCCATGCGGAATGCTTCCGGCATGTCGACGGTGTTGCCGGCAAACTGATGCGCGGCGATGTGGACGGTTCGGGTGGTGAAGCGGGGCATTATGCAGCGGCCTCAAATAATTGGAGTTGGTTTCCGGCTTTCGCAGCCGCAATCCTAGCTTTCGTCTCGCGGGTCTTGGCGATGGATTCAGGCTTGTGCTTCCGGCCTGTCCATGTGCGCCTGTTAGATTCAGCGATAGCGGCGCGACCCTCATCCGTGAGGACGCTAACTCGGTTTTTCGCAGCAATACTCATCTTGATGCGCGTTTCCGGGCTTGCGGGATTCTTGCGCCCAATGCCTGCCGCGCTTAGCTTATCCCGCGTTGCCTGCGACATTGGTGCGCGAGCCAGTGCTCTTTCGCGCAACTTGACGCGCGTCGCGGCACTGTGTCCCGGACGAAGCAAGCGGCCTGCGGCCAGATGCTCTGACACTGGTCTGGCCTTGTGCGCCGCGCTCATTTTCGCAAGCGACTCTGGAGTATGCCGATACCCCGCCATACTCCCGGCTGTCGGTGCGGTGTTGTAGCCCCAGACGCCAGCGGCGCCCAAAAGATCAATGTACAGTTGCTCGCGTTCGATCAAAGCGAATTTGTCGTCTCCGAACTCCAGGATCTCATACGAGAATGCTTCCTCGCCATATTTGTTCCATGCGTTCTGAAGGCGAGGACCGCGATGCTTGTTTAGACGAAGATCGCTGAGGTGAGCGCGAAATCTACCCCATAGATCAACGGCGCTTCCGACATAACACTTGCCACTTAAAAGGCACGTAATGGCGTAAATCCCGCCGATTCTACGCTTCGCATCCTTCGGAAAGATCACGGCACACTCTACATCGTTACTGAGACGAGAGTATACCGTGACCTATGCCGATTTGGAAACTAATTCAGACCCTCAGACGTCGGAGACCGCTGGCGTGAAGATCGTGAAGACGCCCTGATCTACCAGAGTCGTAGTGTCGACGTTTGGATCACGACCGAAGCATAATTTCCCAATACCGCGTATTTCGGACACCCCGACCCCGTGGAAATAGGAATAATCTCTTACGTTCGTCGTCGTCCGCGTCCTTTGCGCCCAACCCGCCCCGATCGCCTGAGCACCGCAAAGGAACGATGCCGCAACGTCAATTCCAGCGTTGCCCGCACCTGCGAGGACTGGAAATTCGGGCAACTCCCTCACGATCATCCCGTCCCACACCAGGTCGCCGCCGGAGAACATCGGGTTCTTCATCCAGCCCGTCTCACGCGGCCGGCCGTTCGCATTGGCAGTGATCACCGCGGGATCATTGCGGAAATCGCGGAACACCAGGGAGGGCATGAACACGACGAACCATTCCTCGTCGTTCGTATCGACAGTCATGATCGGCCGGATGTGCGGGCTGGCGGTCTGCGCCTTGCGCTTGGCCAGCGACAGCATCGCACCGGTCATCTTGTCGTTGGCGACGGTGAGCGTTGCCAGGGCGGTCGCCATGACACCGGCCGAGTAGTTCGCGGCAGCGGCACCGAAGCGGACGCGGTCGGAATTGCTCGCCAGCCACAGGTTGCGCTGCGTCGCGGTCGCGGTGGCATAGGGGATCGTCACGCCGTTGACCGTGCCGACGCTGGACAGAGACGTGATGATGTCGCTGCGCAGCTTCTCCATCGACCAGTTCTTCAGTGAGGTCTTCGCCACGTCGCGCAGTTCGATGGTGGACTTCTGTTCGTCCCATTCGGACACGGCGACGGCGTGCCGGATCGGGGCAACGGTCAACTTCATGCTGCGCTGATCGAGGATTTCCTCGTTGCCTTCCAGCACGGTATTGCCGGTGACACCGGCGCCCACGAGGCGGCGGACCGCGGCGAAGGTGATGGTGTCGCCGTTCTTCGTGGTGAGGCTATCTTTTACTTGAATCATGCTCGATTCGGTGGTGCCGAAATACTTCTTGAACCGGTTGGCGCGGATGTACTCGGCAAAGAACAACTTGTCCCAGATTTGCGGAGTAAGTCCGGCCCGTGCCGGTGTTGCATTCATGTCTGCCATCTCTGGCTCCTATGTTTGGGGATCGGGTGTTGTGGAGGGGATTTTCAGCAACGCCCGATCAGGAGCTCGGCGGCAGCATGTTGGACGCGACCCCAACGATTCAGCGAATAGAACGCCCGGTTACTTCCCCGGCGGCGGGATTTTATGCTAGAGCGTCGTTGCTCGGTCGCCGCTTCAACGGCCCGAACATCTAACCAATCACTGCCAGGAGCAGATCATGAGCCAAAATCGATACGCGCTATTTATTGGCGACGCCTTTTACCCGAAGGGCGGCTGGGAGGACTTCGTCGGGTTCTTCAACGACATCGAGGTAGCCAAGGCGGCGATCGTTGAGCCGGCTGAAGATTGCACCTCGGGTTGGTGGTTCAACATCGCCGATCTGACGAACGGCGAGATCGTGGCGCACGATAGAGGGCTGCCATCTCGGTGGGCAGATAGACAACGGGAAGGCGCAGCAGAAGAGGGCGCCCTATCCGGCGAGGAAGAATCCCTCACGCCCCATGATGACGCGGCAGAGGAGTGGCCGTTACTTCTTCGTGGCGGCGGGTAGACTTTCGACAAACAAAGAGCTACAAATGCACCTAGTTGCGGCTTTGGTGCTTATCCTGCGTCGACGCGGGAGCTTGGAGGTTTGAATCCTCCCGGCACCTTAGCCGCGACCGCAACTCACCGCTTCACGCCCAGAATGTCCTCGAACGATTCCGGCGCATTGAACACCGGCACGTTCCGCGACCCAGCAGACCGTGCAGTGCCAAGGCTTTGCGGCAATGCCACGCGCACGGCGGCAGGAGCCGGAGCGCCAGCCGCATATTCCGCTTCGATCTTGGCGCGGATCTCGGTCTCCAGCTTCGTGCGGTAAGCCATCGGATCTGGACCGATTTCGTCCATCGCCATGGACCGCTTTGCGTGGTCGTACACGAATTTATATGGGTGGGCCTGCCGTTGCAGCTCCGCTCGCAGCGCCGGGTTGGCGTCCGCCAGCTTCTTGAACACCGCGACCTTGGCGTCTACGTCGGCATCGTCGCCGATCTGCTGGCGTAGCATCGCCTCGGACATGTTGAGCGACCGGTTAAACATGTCGTGCTGGATGTACGCATGATACCCCTGCGGGTCCTCGACGGGGTTCGGTATGGCGACCTGCTGTGGTGGCGCCGGGGCGGCCGGCGCTGGTCTGACGGCCGCCTCCATCTGCGCCTTGAGGGCTGCCATCTCGCCTTCGAGACGGTCCGCGCGGCCCTTGTGGTCGTTCCGCTTGGCGCGTTCGGCCTGGAGCGCAGACCTTAGACCGGCAACGTCCTCCGGCTCCGGCTTGGGCGCCTCGGTCGGAGCGGGGGTTTCCGGCGCGGCCTCGGGCTCTGGCGCCTCAACCTCGGGGGGTTCGACAACCACCTCCGGCGTTGCGACAACGGCTTCCGGCTCGGGGTCTACGCCGAGGAATTCGTCTAGTTCTGGCATGTTCTATCCTGGAAACGCCCGAGGCCCGGCGGCGGCATCGCCCGTTAATCCCCCGGCGGCGGGTCCCTCGTAAGTGCCGCGAGGGACGGCTTAGGCGTAGGTGCCTACTGCAGCCACTGCGTAGCGGAGACCGGGCGGTAGATGACATCCGTGTTCGTCAACTGAGTGAATGGCGCATTCGCCGCCCCATTCGTCCCCAGCGCAGTCTCAACCGTCGCGCCGATCGACGGCCACACCAGGCAAGAGCCACCGGAGCGGTTGATGATGGTGATCGGCTCGAAACGCTGCACCGAAGGAAGGGTGACGCCGGTGGTGCCGGAGCACGTGGTGATGATGGTCGTCTTGGTCGTGATGACCGTGCCGCTGATGACCGATCCGGCCGCCCACGCGGCCTGTGCCGTCGACGTCGTGGGCACCGCCAGCGATGGCGTGAGGCTCATCTGGTTGAACCCAGCGCTGTCGCTGTTGTTGCTGAAATACGTTTGGTTGATCGCGCCGCCGTTGGTCATGCCAACGGGCGCGTTGGTGGTCTGCGCGAGGACCGGGACCGCAAGCAAGGCGACGACAGACGCGAGGAGGAGGCGCTTCATGGTGGGGTTCCTTGTGGTGGGGGTGGTTGCTGCTACGCGGCGACTGCGTGGAGGCCTTTGACTTCGTAATGGCGATCAATCGGTACTTCAGCGCCAGACGGCGCTCCAACTAGACACGCGCGAACCAATGTCTTCTGCCCGGACGGCAGCGTCCTGACGTGACCGCGGCGCCAATGCACTTTTGGCGAAGCGTGGCTGTCGCCTGTTTTTGCCCCAGGCACTCGAAGACTCTCGTAGTCGATAGTAACCAGGGTATGGCCGTGAATTAACGGCTTGCCTTTGGCTTTCCGTTTGGAATTGATGTACTTCAGGGTTGGAATTTCTTGGCGTTTGATGCCGGAGCCCAGGTTCAGCAATCCAACCCCCATTAGCAGCGTTAATATGCCAAAGCTGCTCAATATCTTTAGAAAGTCCGGATCGCCAGACTTTGCGATAAACTCACGCGACTCTTCGTCCACAACCGTGGCGGCATCGCCAATGCCATCCTTTGCAGACTGGCCGGACCAAGCAAAATCTGCCAGCCCACGCGATGAACTTTTCAGTCCTACAAAATAGAACCTGAAACAGATGTCATCCCCAACGTGCCAAGCGACGAGAGCCATTGATTGCCGATCCCAACCGGGCTTAACCAACAACTCGCCATCCGCATGCATCTTTCCGAAGTCGTCTGGATTCTCTTTGATCTCGTGAATCTCAAACACGGCCTCTTCATACGGCAAACGGAAGAGACCGACTTCTTGAAGTTGAGCGCCGAACTCGATGAACTTCTCAAAACGACCGCCGCCGTCAAATATCTCGTCCGCATCGAAACGGAACTTTGGAGCGCGCTTGGCCCGTTCCGCACACACCATTTCACCTGGAACGCCGGTGCGTTCGAGATCGTAGATAAGATCGCCGATGAAGCTGGTCTTATTCATGCCGGTTGGACCGGCTGCTGCTGAGCCTGCTGGACAGCCAGCCCGTGCCCAGCGATGTCCATGGCCTGTGCGTGCTGTTGCGCCTGTGCCTGAAGTGCCAACTGAGCGCGGGCCATCGCTTGCTGCTGCGCTTGGTCTTGCACCGCCAGCGGGTCCGGCTGATCGGGCGCTGTCGCGGCGGCGTGGTCCATCGCCATTCCGTGCATGGAGGACAGCGTCTGTGCGTGCAGCAACGCGTTCTGGCCTGGCACCGCAGCGTGCTCCACGGCCATCGTGTGCATCCGCTGGAGGGCTTGGGCCTTCTTGTCGGCGGCATCGGCCTGGACCTTGGCGACCTGGGCGGCGGCCATTGCCTGCTGGCCCTGTTGCGCTTGCGCCTGGCTTTGCTGATGCGCTTCGAGCATCTTGATCAACTGATCCTTGTTCCGCAGCGACGACGCCTGAATGATGAATTCGGGCGGGAACTGCATCAGGATCTGCGGCGGCAGTTGCATGATCTGTTGGAACTGCTCTGCCTGCATCGTGGGGTTGTCAGGCCCCTCTTCCACCGTGATCGAGCAATCCATGTCGCCGATATCATTCTCGACGCGCACGGTCATCTGGAGCCGCGGGTCACCGGGCGGAAGTTGCAGACCGAACTGCACGGCCCGGGCATCTTCCGGCGGCAGGCCGGCGAGTTGCGGCGGCAGCGGGTGAGTCTGATCGAGCTTACCCAACAGATCGGCGATCGTGACGGGCCGGTTTAGCCCGACGAATTGCGTATTCTTGTCCGAGTCCGTGACGCGGATCCAACGTGGCCCGGTCCAAAACTGGCGCACCCGCATCCACGATGCTTCGTAGATCTTGTGAGTCCATTGCCGCAGCGCATCGGCCATCGGCTCATTCTCGACCTGCCCGCCGGACTGCTGGGCAATGATCGCGCGCCCGGACTGCTCGCGGGGGTCCTTGCCACCCATTGCCGCGTTCGGGCCGTGCATCTGCATCTGGGCGACGGCGTATTGCAGCAATTCGAACTGGCCCTGGATCTCAGCTTGATCCTTGTGGATTTCGAATTCGAAGCCGCGGTTCTTGACGATCACGCCGTCGGGTTTCGCGACTTCGGCGCGGGTGCGATCGACGTCCTGGACTGCACCCTCCTCCATGATAACCTGATTCACGCTCAGCGCATGGAGCAGCTTCGACTCTCTTTTGTTGATGCTCTCCTGCAACGGAACCAGATCACGGACGATGCCGAACCGGTTGTTGTCCCGGTCGATCTTCGCCGAACGCATGATGAGCGGGCATGCGGCGTTACCGTGCCGATCCTTGTAGGGCGACAGCATCGGCGTTTCGAGGAACCCGCCGCGCGTCAGTGTCGCGGTCCACCAGTCTCTGCGGCGCTTCCAGTGATGTTGGATGACACGGACGCGGCGCCGCTCCCTGTCGCCCCAGGTGGTGCGCGGTTTGTCGTCGTAGGTGTCGGAGCGGCTGCTATCCAGCGTCGACGCCAGGATCTCCTCGCAGCCTGGATACATGTCCAAGGCCGTGTCGCGGTCCATCCAGATGACGATGCCGAGGTATTGCGCATCGGTGAACGCCGGGTGCTGCGAGTGTGGATCGTAGTAGAGACGCTCCCACGGAATTTGGTTGATTACGACGTCGTACCCGTCGCCGTCCTGTTGTTCCTCGACGATGACCTCAGCGCCACCGAAGCCCTCGACCAACATGTTCTCGTAGACGCTGGAGCGGATCACATCGAAGCGGTTCTCGTCCGAGATGTAGCGCAGCGCCTGGGTGGCAGCATCGGCTCTGACGTTGTTGACCGGATTGCGCGGGAATGCCTCCGGATCGGATCGGCCGCGGCGCTCGAGGCCTCGGAGCAGTTCGACCTTCCGGCCGATGATGTTGTTCCAGACGATCGGTTGGCGACGTTTGCGGAGGACGGCGATTTCCTCGGCTGTCCATTGGTTGCCCGACACGAAATCGCGGCTGCGTTCGGCTTCGGCGCGGCTGGCGAATGTGGCGTGCTCGGACTCTTCGAACTCACGGAGGAGGCGCGCCAGGAGGTCGTTCTCATCGCCGGGCCACTGCTCTTGCGCGTTGATAGTTGCTTGTTGCGGAGGGGCGGAGGTCATCAGGTCGTTCAAGCGATGCCTCCTAGGCAGTGGCGGGCGTTAGAGGGTCTGTAACCACTTGGCGACCAGCATGACTTCGTGGGCGGTCGCATCGTGTTTAATAACATTGGCTCTATGGGAGATCACGGCGACATTGCCGACGATGTAGCCGAACTCAGGTATAATTCTGTCGATCGCCGGACTGTTCCAGCGTGGCCCGCTGCCCTTCGGTCCAAAGTCAAACGTGAGGCCAAGTGCTGGGCACACCTCGGGAAGAATGCTCTTAATGTAGGCATTCGTTAAATTGAATGGAAGGCTATGCTTCCTAGCCCTAGTTCTCGCGCCGCCAGTTGCGGAAACTACCCACGCCCACTTGGGATCTTTTTCTTTCCACCTCATCTTAGAGGCATATGCGGCGCTGGAGGCGTTCCACTTTTTATTGACGGCGATCCGCCCCGTTGTGTCGGCCCGGTATCCATTATCGTAGGCTAGTTTTTGAGCGATTGCCCCGCACTCATAACATGCGCCGCTTACCGCCCAACGAAGACCGTTATGCCCACGCGGACACATCTTGCCGCCAATATACGTTGTCCGCCCGTCAGCCATAGCTCGGGCTCGGGGCGAGCGATACTCTTGAAAGGTAACGCCTTGTTGGTCTATAAGACCGATAGCCATTTTGGGTGCTCCATCACTCATCTGGTTAGGGCCTCATTGGTGTTTCAGCACCTTTGGGGTCCGCATTATTTACGCTATAACAACGCCCTATGCAACCTTCCAGTCGTTATCGCCATCATCGCGACCCCGGTTGAACGCCCTTTCCCAACTGTCAATTGGCTTGGCTGGAGGGGCCGGTTTGCCGGGGGGCATCATCACGTCTAATAACTGCCCTACCAAGCCGAGTGCATCGACCTGATCGTCGTGACGGCCCGCCGGGAACGACAACAACTCAGCCTCAAAGTCAGTCCGCCATGGCGCATTGACCGGGACATAGAGCCCATTCAGCGCAGCCCGACCGCGGATTGATTGCGCACGCACAGCCTTGTCACCGCGGGTTGGGAACGCCTCCCGAGCCACGAAGGCCCGGCGTTCGCGTGACCGGCGATCGAGCCACGGCCCGATACTGGCGCGGATCTGGCCGGTCTCTTCGGCCCAGCCCATTGGCTTCCACTTGATGACCATGTCGCAGAACGATTCCACCCACCGGTCCGAGGAGGCTTGATCGCGCCACACGTCCAGCACGTAGAGCCGGTCGTCACTGTCGACCCCAAGCACGATGTGCACCGTGTAGTCGCCGCCGTCGGCCGTGACGGCGTAATCCGATGCACCGAACACCCGCAGGCTTTCGCGCGGCGGAAGGGACGGTACCAACCTGATCCAGTCGCGGCGGAAGTAGTCGCCAGTCTCAGGAACGGGGCGCTGCTGGTAGAGGGCAGAGAACGTCCGCGCATCTCGTTGCGCCTGCGCCAGCATGTCCGGCGTATACCATTCTGTCCACAACATCTCGCCCGGCTTGCGGCCGAGAGGGTCGTTGATCTCAGCGACCATCGGAAGACGGAGGATGTCCCAGCGCGCGCCGCCGGCGTTCATCTCGTCTTCCAGGCGTCCACCGAGGTCGTCTTCCGACCAGCGGGTTTGCACCAACACGACCTTGCCGCCCGGCTTCAGGCGGGTCATCGCGTCGGAGTTCCACCAGTCCCAGACCCGTTCGGAGATTAGCGGGCTGTCAGCCTCGATGCGGTTTTTAACCGGGTCGTCGATGACGAGAAGATCCGCCCTGCGCCCGGCTACCGCGCCACCAACGCCAACTGCGAAGTATTCCGACCCGTTGTCGGTCTCCCAGCGGCCCGCCGCGGCGTTGTCAGTTGAGATGCCATAGCCAAGCGTCCGCGAGTGCTCATTGATCAGGTTTCGGACTTGGCGACCGAACTTCTCAGCGAGTTCCGCCGTGTGGGAGGCCGCTATCACAGCGGAGTTGGGATGTTGTGCCAGGAACCACGCCGTGAACAGCTTGCTCACGTAGGTAGACTTCGCGGATCCAGGCGGGGCCAGGATCATGAGGCGATCGATTTCGCCTCTGCTGAGCGCCACCAAGCGCTCGATGATGGCGAGATGATGGCGGGCCGGAGCCTGCCCAAGTGGCGCTAGTGCCTCAATGCACCACGCCAGAAGGTTGTTCCGGCAATCGCGGCGATGGAGTTCGCGGCGGAGATTGAGCAGCCGTTCGAGACGCTGCCGCTCGTTCGAGTTCGAGGATTTCGCGCCGAATATCATCTTCGCTGCGCTGGCTGTCATCGGACCGGACGCTTAGGGTTTCGCTGCTCAGTTTCGGGTGAAGATAGGGCGCCGCTTTTTCGGCGAGGCTTGCGGCTTGCGGCCATTGGGATGCCCGCGCGGCGATCTTCATCGCGTGAAGCATGACGTCGAGAGGAGACATCGCAGCGATTCTGTCGGGCGACATCTCCGCGGCGAGCAACTCGGTAGCTTCCGCCAACTTCGCTGCCACCTCGATTTTCTCTTTGTTCTGGCCTCCAGCCTTCCGGCCGGCTCCAGGGCGGGCGCCTCCGCGTTGGGCCATGGCTCACTTGAATGTTTGATAAAAGTTTGATTGCCAGCGCGGCCCGGCGTTCCGGGTGCCGCAACGGGCAGATGGGTGAGAACCCGGCGCGGCGCATGGGTGTGGGGATTAGGCGCACGAGTGTGACCCTACCTGGTCCTGCCATACCATATGTCACGTTGTCAACCACCAATTATACCGCATCCAATTCGTCCCGGACTTCCACGGAATAGACCGCGCGGGACGGACCGAACGTCTGGATGCGATACGGACCAACATCACGTGGCGGCCAATAGAATCGCGCCAACCTCGACAGGCCGGCGACGATCAACTCCAACGCGACTGGGAACGCCTCCCCGATCTCATCGGCGTAGACTCCTACTGGTATGCAGTCCAGGACGACGCGAGCAATCGATGGGGCTAATGCTCCCAGATGGGCCATGGCGCCGTCCAGCCTGGCCCGGGCAGCAATCTGCGCCACGATGGCGGCGTGGCCACCCTCACCTCCTCCGCCGCCGCCCGAGCGCAGGTAATCGACCGCCCCAACACCAATGCCGGCGCCAACATCATACCAATCCAGTTGGAGTTGCCGCGCGGCGCGCTTGTGATCGGCGGTGATCTGCGGCGACCTGGAATGCGCAACCGGATCGATATCACCGCCGAGCGCGAGCGCCCTGACGGGACGGCCATTCACGATCTGCACACGGGATCCAATGAGCATCCGACCAGCGGAGTCCATGATTACCTCTCGCATGACCGACGGCGCTAGGTGTTCGGCCAACTTCTCCTGCCGGTCGGCAAGGGCTTCTGCGGCCAGGCGCGCAGCCTCGCGTTGCCGCTCCCGCTGGCGCTGCTTGCGAAGGCGCGCGTTGCCACGGCGTTGGTCTGGCGCATGGGCGGCGGTGACGATAGCGTTCATGGCAGATCCTTTGGCTGACGGTTCAAGGCGCCGCGTTCGCGGCGAGGCGCTTAATCCGATCCAAGCGCGCTTCGTCGGCGGTGATCTGGGGGTCTGTGTGGAGTAGATTGGCCGCCTTGGCCCAAGCGGCCCTGACCGCAGTGATGGCTTGCTCGACAGAGCAGTCTACCCACTCGTCATCCTCGATGGTCGCGCCAAGGCTCTGAAGCGCGAATGTCTCAACCGTTTTTGCCGCGGAGGGGACTACTGGGATGGCATACTGCATAGCGCATCCCAAGGTCTGGCACCGCCGCGATGGCGTTCCTGACATCCCGATCTTAATCCGCCCACGCTTGAGGCCAACGTAGACGAAGGCTTCCGTTACGCCCTTCAGCGAGCCAAAGGTTACCTTGGGAGGGACTTTCTCGGCCTCGCGGCTGCCGGCATATTTCCTGACCGCAAGATTGGAAACTATCGCCCGCCTGTGCAGGTAAGCGTCAACCTTCGCGATCATTTCCGGAGAGGTATCGGGCGGTATGAGGAAGAATCCCCACAGTTCTTTAGGAACTACAGTCAACGCAATCTCCTGCTGGCACAGTCATTGCTACACGCGCGCACACGAATATGTGAAACGGTCTCGATTTGTCAACGGTTTCGACTTGGATATTCGGCGGGTGTGTCAAGAATCATATTTGGCTCCACGGGTGATTAGGCGATTCAGGCGTCCGGCGTTTCGCGCTTAAGCCTCACCTTCCGGAGCCACCACCAGGCTCCGATGCGAGCGACCCAACGCCACCGGTACGGCCCGAAATACTCGACGTGGTCCCGCAACCAGAGGTCCGCCCACACCAGCCGCTGGATGTTCGGACGATCTGGATGACGAAAGTCAGGCTTGGTCGGGGCGGCGGCTGTCATGGGGTTGGGCTCCTGGGGGGTTGGTTTGGACGCGCGCGCGGCACAGCGCCCGGTTGCGGCCCGGACGAGTGATCGCCTCCCCGGGGTGGGGTGGGTGTTGGGACAACACTGACAAACATGGTGAAACATCGTCGGCATGGTCAAAACCAGCCATACCCACGTCAGATCCGCACAATATCTTTCCGGGTATTTTATTGATTTCCCCATCCGCGTTGGATGAATTTGACCATGCCTTTCCATGTTTCACCATGTTAGTTCCATGTTGGTTGTGTATGTCTCATTATTGTCTTGACTGATGATTGCGGTCTGTGATCGTATGGCGTCGTTATTTAAAGGTGAAACACTATGGATTACGTGGTTAATGTTCCCGTCCCTACGAATGCCCCGCAGTATGTCAAATACCCGTTCGCCGACATGCCTGTGGGCGCTAGCTTCTTGCTTCCGCGATCGGAGCGCTTGAAGGTTTCCGGGGCCGCCGCTAACTGGAAGAAACGACATCCAGGCTGGGATTACACGTCCCGGACATCCGAAGAGGGATTGCGCTTCTGGCGCACCGCTTGACCACCCGATCATCATTGCACGAAGTACCAGAGGGTTCCCGCAGGGCCACCAGATGCCTCCCGCTGCTTCTTCAAAACTAACCGCCGGCCCTGAAACTCTACCGGGTTATCGGTGTGCCTTTTCATAGAGTTACCGACCGCCTTACCAGACACGTCCCCCTTCTGGTCTCCCTTGGGGAAGAAGAAGTCCCGCAGCAGGGCGCACCGGTCCCGGTCCTCGACCGCCTGGTAGTCACTCCGATCGTTGAGGTAGGCTGCAACCTCGGACGCCTTGAACTTTCCACCCCGCGGCCATTTGGCGCTTAGGACATCGAGGGCTTCCCCGAGCGACGCGCTTTCCTCATCCTCCTCGTCTTGGGCAAGGAACAGATCGCGGAAGTTGATCTTCGTCGGCGCCTTGGCCGGATTCGCATCGATCGCCAACGACCGAACATTCTCCTCGTATTCCGCACCCTGCCGTACTGCGGCGTGCTCGATCGCTGAGCCGATGATCCGCCACCACATCTTGAACCGCGTCTGCGGGACGAGCTTCGAGTTCGGATCGAGCGCCGGGTTGCCCAGCAGGACGGTATAGAGCGCCGAAAGGATTTCGCCCCGGTGCGACTCGGTCCATCCGATCGGATCCGCATGCGCAAAATCACGGTTCTCCGGATCGGGCCGATCCACGTCCAGGCGGACCTGTAGGCTGCGAGAAGCGAGGTCACCTCTTGGCGCGATGTTGTTGCCGGTGAACATGTGCACCACCGCGCTGCTCACCGAGACCATCTCGCTGACCCCGAGCCTGCGGTCCGAGTAGAAGGCAGTGGTGCACGACTTTTCGATGTGCGGGCAACCCAGCGACAACCCCCGGGGGATATTGTCCCAGATGATGGCCGGCAATCCCTCGATCAGGTACGACAGCAGAGACTTCCGCCGCTCCTCCTCGTTCGGCGACCATGCCGCAGCGGAGGGACGTATCCCGGTCACAGCCATCAGCAGCATGATCAGCGCCGTGGTCTTGCCGCCGCCGCGACGGCCGGCCGTGACGAAGAAGGCGGGCCGCTCATTGAGGACCGATCGCTCGACAACCGTGAGAGCGGCCGCGATCAGGATGCACTTGCCGGCATAGCTCGTGGAGATGTCGCAGAGCCAGTCATCAGTCAGGAAGCGCATGGCGGCCGCAACCGCACCTGGCGTGCAATCCGCACGGCTCGGGACGTAGGACAGGAGATGCTTCGGAACACGAAACACAATGCCGCGCTCGCGATCCAGCCCGCGCTTCGCCAGAAGCGTCCCATCCGGGAGCACGATTGGCAGCGTCGCTATCGCGCTGACCGTGGGAAGGATCTCATCGGACCGGGAATGGAAGTGCTTGACAAAGGCCGTCGGCAGATGAACCGACTGGCCTTCCTCAGTCACGTAATCGATGTGTCGCTCGATCATCTCCGCCAGCGCCATTTCGTCCAGTCGGCTCAGCAGCGGTTGCTCCGTCGCCGGCTCTGGCTCCGCCTCGTCCTGGTTCGAGCTGCACGACGTCAGGGCGTGCATGTTCGGCACACGCCGGACGCGTACCTGCGTGACGACGCCCTCAAGGTCGCGCATCGGCGGCTCCGGTGCGGCTGACGCCCCCAGTATCCCGTTGACGACATCCATTTGCGGCAGCCACGGCGCATCGATGTGAGGCACGCGGATCTGCGGCCGCGCGTCGCGGCGCTCTGCGGTCCTCTTGTTCCGAGCCTCCTTGGCGATCTGACTGTCGCGCTCCCGCTTTGCGGCCTTGACTGAGGCGTTGAGCGCCTGCTTGCCCACGCCGGTCTTCTGGACAACCTGGGCCTTCAGTGCATCCGACTGGGCATCATTGAGATCGGCGTTTAGAGCCGCGGCGATGAATATCTCTGCAGCCTTCTCCGGCGCAGCCTCCGCAACCAACGCCTCTACGGCGCGGGCATCATAGCGGAGTTCGTACGTCGTGCGCCCGTGGGCGAGGCTGTAGATCCAAGGCGATCCGTCCGGCCGCCGAAGGATCTTCGCCTTGTTGCGCCCGTATTCTATCCCCTCCAACGGATCGGCCAGCGTCGCGCCATCGAACCTGGATGGATTGGCCAGGACCTCCGCTACAGTGCATCCGGCGAAATCATCATCATCCCACTCGAGCTCGAGATCAGGGAGTATGACGCCCTCGCACTGGCGAATGATGACGCGGCGCGCTTGCTCCTCGGTCATCCCCGATCGCTTGACCAGCCGCTCAGCGTGGTGCGCGACAAAGCGATCGCGAACCTT